GGAGTAATACCATGGACATCCAGACCAAAGCCGACGCGATCAAGGTCCTTGCGGACTTGAAAGCAGAACAAAAACGATTGGCAGACAGCAACCGCGATCTGACCGAAAACCTCGAAAAGAAGAGCGCCGATCTCAAGGCAGTATCTCAAAAGCTGGGTGAGCTTTCCGCCATCAAGCCGGTAACCGTCAGCGACAAAGAGGCCACGCTGCGCCGTTTCGTCCGCGATGATGGATCGCTTGACTTCGCCGGCATGGTCAGCGATGACACCGATCGCGGCCAGTGGCACCAAGAGTTGAAGCAACTGGTGGACGATCGGAACATGGCCAAGATCATGACCAAGAGCGGCAACGTGGACAAGCTCGATCGCAAGGTCGCCGATCACTTTAAGAGCGCACCGGTGGACATTCGCCGCGCGTTCTCTGATAGCAGCGGTGTGGGCGCTGAGTTCATCCCCGATCTGCTGTTGCCTCAAATGGTCCAAAAGCTCTACAACGCGGGCAACGTGGAAAACCTGTTCCCAAGTATGCAAATGCCGGGCAAGGAATTGCGTCTGCCGTTCCTGACTCTGAAGGTGAAGCCCTATCTCAAGTCGGGTGCCACCTATGGAACGATCACCGCTGAGGATGACGTTACCAGTCAGGTCAGCATGACCGCCAAGAGCTTTGCGGCGCGCATTACCCTTGACGAGGATGCGTCGGTTGACTCGATCGTAAGCGGCTTGGAGATCGCGCGGTCTTCTCTTGCCACGTCAATGGCCCACGCCATTGAGGACGCGATTATCAACGGCGATACTGCAGGCGGGGGACACCAAGACACGATCGCGTCGTGGAGCCCACGTGGCCGGTGGAATACATCGGGCCTTGGCGGGTCAGACGACCACCGATCGGCGTTCCTTGGGTTGCGGGCGCAAGCCTTCGACGTGAGCAGCGCACACGACCCCGGCGCCGTGACCTTTGCGGCTCTGATGTCAACGCGGGCACAGCTTGAGGGCGCGCACGGTGTGGGGTCAAACCTCGCGCTGATCGTGTCTCCCGAATACTACCTGTTGCACCTGCTGGACATGGAGCAAGTAGCAACCGTGGACAAGTTCGGGCCACAGGCTACGGTCTTGTCTGGTCAAGTGGCAGCCGTTGGCGGCGGGTCGGTCATTATCTCCGACTTCCTCACAGCGGATCTGGAAACCTCTGGCAAGTTCACCGACGGAACCGGCGGGAAGACTGGCTATATCTGGGTGAATCGCGATGCGTATATGGTCGGGAACTACAAGCCCGTCACCGTGGACATCGATCGCGAGATCGTAAACGGGACCGTGGAAACCGTCGTAACCCGTAGGGTCGCCTTCCAATGCATGGAAGCAGCCAACAAGACCGTGGCCTTTGGCTACAACATCGCCAGCAGCTAAGGGGTAAAACATGCCGATTCTACTGTTTAAAGGTTTTGCACATACGCCCGCGTACATCGGCCCAAGTGGCCGGTGGGTCAAAGGCGATCAGAGGGAAGTTGAAAAGGCGGAGGCCGATCGGCTTCTGGCAGACTTCCCGCAATACTTCGAGGCAGTGGGATCGGCTGTTGCCGAACCCAAGAAGTCGCGCGCCGTCAAGTCACCGACAAAGCGGCGCGCGGCATCTAAACCAAAGGCGGGCAAATGAAGCTCATTAGCAGCCAGCGCGGAGAGTGGCCGACCGGTGTTTATTGGACGCCGGGAGAAACCCGCGAGATTGAACTACAAGAGGGCCAAGAGCCTCCGAAGTGGCTTACCCCCGTAAAGGCGAAGAAACGCGCCACAAAGGCCAAGGGGGCCGAATAAGTGGCAATTATGACCGCCAGCGAGGTTCGCCTGTATCTGCGGACCATATCGGGAACCGGTGAGGACACGACGATCGACACATTGATCGCGCGTGCCGATGAGGCTTTTGCCGAGTACATCGGGATCCCGGCGGCAACCGTTGGCGGTTCGGCCACGTTGGAAGACGTGAGCCACACATTGCACCTTGACGGAACGGGGACGCAGGAATTGCGCCTGCCCTTTTTCCCCGTCCAATCGATCACCACGCTGCACGACAGCGAGGATCGGAGCTACGGATCTGCCGACTTGGTACCGGCGTCGGACTATGAGCTTTTCGGAAACGAGGGGCTGATACGGCTGAAAGACGAAAGCGGCCACGGGGCGTTTTCCACCGTCCGCCGTGCTATCAAGGTCGTGGCCGTTGTTGGCTTCACCAGCGTACCCGACAGCATCAAGCACGCGGTGGGGCTACAGTGCGCGTATTGGTTTAAGAACCGGGACCACATCGGCTATACGTCGGTGAACCAAGCCGGGGGAACCATTCAGATCCAGCAAATGGGATTGCTTCCAGAGGTTCGGCAGATGCTGCGACCGTTCCGGCAGCCGTCCACGTGGGTGGGATGATGGCAACCGTAACGCTCGACCAATTCCATCGGAATATCCGCGAAATGGTGCGCACGGGCGAAATGGGCCGCGCGTTGCATAGGGCAGCATCCCAAAGCGCCGGCGAAATGGTAGGAAACACTCAGGACAACTACCTAAGAGGACCGAGGCCGGCGTTCCTAGGTCGCGTATCGGGGGCGCTCGCGCGATCGGTACGGTTCAAGACTACGCCGCGCAACAACGGGATCACAGTCAATCTGATGGCTGGGGGCGGTCCCGAGAGCGTAGACTATGCGCGGCGCCATGAGCTTGGCGAAGGAATACGGGCCCGGCCATATCTGAGGCCGTCGAGAGACGAGATCCTGCGCGAGCGTGTACCGGCGATATTCACGGAAGAGATCCGAGAAACCATGCAACGACTGTTTACGGGTGGATGATGCCGAGCAAGGAGCGCCAAATTCTCGAACAGTTGCGAACGCAGATCCGCACCGTCAACGGTTCGGGGTCGTTTACTGCAGACCTTAGCGGGGCGGACAATGTCGTATTCGGGGATCGGTTTACGCCGGAGGTTTTGCCCTGCTGTTATCTGAACCTGTTGGACGTAAACACAGCACAGAGCGCGGGCACCACGGCGCTGAGGCGATACGATCGGACGATGCAAGTACAGATCGAAGCGTGGACGCCTGTCACGACATCGGCAGCGGGGCAGGCATTGCTTGAGGGCTGCGATCTTATGGATGACATCATGAGGGCCATTGAGACCGATCGATCGTTCGGTGGTCTGATTCGAGACGTTGAGATCCGCGCGTCGGCTTTCGATGGCCAAGCACATGAGCGGCCCGGACTGGCGCTGGCGGTCCTCATTGCTACAATGACTTACACAGAGGTGGCAGCGGCATGAGTTGGCTAGATTCGTCTTTCGCATATCGCGCCCCGTTTGTTGTGGATAACCACAGCAGCAGCGCCACGGCCAACGACGTACAGATCACGATTCCGAGCGACTGGCCAGAGTTCTGGGACCACGTCCAGACGGATGGCGACGACATACGGATCACAAGCTCAGACGGTGTAACGCTTGAGACGTTCGACGTTGAGAGCTTCAACGCGACCAACCGCGTGGGAACCATTGAGATCGACAACATGGATCTCACGGACATCGGCGGCCAAGCTGCAGCCGTGGCCGGTGTTGTGGGGTGGATATACTGGGGCAATGCAAACGCGGCGAACGCTGAAACCACGTTTACGGTGAGCAACCCTAAAACCGGAACCATCGTCGTGGGCATACCCGGATCCGGCTCGCAACGGATGATTACATGCCGACCAGAGGCGCCGGGAGCGGTAAACCCCCGAAACGAGATTTTCAAAGCATCCGGCGAGGAGATCCACCTATGGTGGGATCTGTCGGGTGTACTGGTGACACGGCGCCAACCGTTTAACGATAGCCGCGCATTGGAAGAGATCCACAATGTGACCTATTCACTAAGCGACGGCGGAAGCGCACAAAACAGCAGCGAGGATCTAACGGCGATCCGCATGAGCGGGACCGGCTTTGTGCGGACGACGATTAAGGCCGGATCCAGCGGAACCACCATGCTGGCGCGCTTGAATGTCGAACTAACAGAAGGGCGAAAGCTCGAATTCTATTGCACTATTCGGATCCAAGATCCGGTTGAACCATAAACCAAGGGGGCCGAAATGGCGTCGATCTACAGTGGGCGGGGCGCGTTTGTTGGCCTCGGTGAGGAAACGGACTACGGAGACGCGGTAGCGCGTACCAATTTCAGGCCATTAATCAGCAGCAACCTGCTTCGGACCATTGAGAAGGTGCCAC